TGACCGTATCAGCTCCGTACTTAACAAATATAGACATAAATTTATTTTTTGGGTAAGATAAATTTGAGTAAAAGGAATCATCGCCAAAATGGCTATATCAGCTCCGTACTTCTGAAATTATTGATTTTTCAAAGGAGAAAATTATGAGTCTTAAATATAAAGATAAAGAATTTGTACTTGTAGAAAAAAAGAATATAAATGAATTAGATAACTCTAATATAAAATATATTGACCTAAAGGACAAGCAGTATTATGTGGTTACACAAGGCAAAAAACCTAAAAGATTTAACCTAGAAGATATTAAAAATATAAAAAAAGATTTAGATAATGGCATAAGTTTAAGAAAGTGTGCAACAAAATGGAACTGTAGCACTAGGACTATACAGGATATAAAAAATAATATTTATTAATATACAGAGGTATTTATTTACTTTATACCTCATTAAGATTATAATAATCATATATAGAGAAAGGAGGATTATAAAATGCAAGAATTAAAACCAGTTGCTAGAATATCAAAGTCAAAACTAAAAGATATATTAGATGTTTTTAAAACTTCTATAAGAAAAGTAGAAAAAATAGATTATTCTGCTTGTAATTCTTGTGCAATAAAAAATAATCCTTCTTTTGATAGTCATAAATTAAATGAATTTTGTTCAAATTGTCCTAAATTAAAAACTATATTAGAGTTTTCTTATGTTACAGAAAAGGAAACAGAACTAGGTACAATAGAAATTGTAACTAATGAAAGTAAATGTATGGCTTTAAGTAAAAGTGCTATAAAACAGTATTTAGCATATCATTTTATAGTATCTAATAAAAATTATGTTAGAAAAGCAGTATCCTTCCAAAATATAGCCGATATATGCAATGTTTCCATTGTTACAGCCAGACATAACCATAATGTATTACTACGAGTTGGATTAGTTTATTCTACAGAAATAAAAAGAGGTAAATTTGATATAGTCATAGATGAAGAGTACAAAAACCATCTTAAAAAAGAAGATGGTGGAAAAGGTTACTTAACTATGTCATTAGATACTTTAAATCACTTATTAAGTTTTGAAAATGTAAATGAGTTAAAACTTGAAATTAAAAAATTAATTTGGGCTGATGCTAAAGGAAGTAAGTTAGGTAAAAGAATACGATTTAAAAAAGACAATCTTATTTCTATACTTCCAGAATACATAAAGAAATCAAACAAGCGTACAGAAGCCTTTTTAAGAAGTTCTAAAACTTTATTTGATGTAAGTAATGACACAATAGATACAAAGCGTTATGAGACGAAAGAAACTATCTCAGAGAAATATACAGAACCAATTAGAATACAAATATCGAAATTCTTTGATAATACTGGTTGTTCTTTGAGTTCTAATTATAGTAAAGTGTTATCTCAGATAAATTTAGATAGATATAATTTATTTGAAGAAGATTTAAGAAGTAAATTAGACATGGAAAAAGATATTATTATAAATGACTTAGTTGGATTGTCGGTGCAGTATGGAGTTACTAGAGTTTTAGCAGCATTAGATTATATGTTTAATAAATATACATTTGATGAAGAAGATATAAATTATAATGAAATACGTAATCCTGGTGCATTTATAAGAACATTGATTGTTCAGAGCATAAATAAAAATGGAAGTTTAGCAATAGCAATTTAATATATGGAGTAGTTCAAAAAAAATGATTTTGGCTACTCCTATTAGTGTTTGTATTCAAATTATAAAATACTTAAATAGAGCTATAAAGAGCGTGAAATCTCTATTAGCTCTATTTTTTTATGCCTATTTTAATGAAATTATATACACAATAGAAAGTTTTTTATACATATTACTAATTTAATTTTACAATAATAATATATATTTATTCAATTTATTAAGAAACTTATTAAAAAAAAATACTAATGCATCAACAAGATGTTAATATTGAAATTTATATTTTATTTTATTCCTTACAATCACTTCGATTTATAGTTTTTTCTGACTTTCTAATTATTGGTTTTAATTATTACTTTTAATTTTTGTTTTAAATTCTGAAAAACATTTATTATTTATACTTTAATAAATTAAAAGATAAATAATATCGAATATATGTTCTTGAAATATCGAACAAAAAGAGTTATAATAATAATGTGCTAAAAATAATTGGTATATATCTTGTACACATAACAAGAACATATGTTTGCAAAACGGTTAATTGTTTATATTTCTATCTATTTTTTATGTCTTATACTATAAAGTTAAATATAAAATTAAGATAAATATTATTAATAATAAATAGTTTGAAAATTACAAAAATATGTCGATAGCTGGTAAAAAATGGAAGAACTACTTGGATAGAATGTATGTTACAATGTAATTAATTAAGTGTAAAGGGGAAGTATTTATAATAGGTATACTTTATTTTTCTAAGGGGGAAAGTTTATGTCAGAAGGAAAAATTAACAAAGAAAAATTAATGAAGCTAGGTAATATGCTGTCAGAATTAAAAAGGAATAATAAAGATAAATTTACAAATTATAAATCTGAAGTTGAGAAATATGAAAATAAAAAAAGAGGAGCATAACATCCTCTTTTTACTTCTTATTTTCTTCCTCTAAAAAAACCTCAGCTACATTGTATAATCTTTTTTGTGCTTCTGGACTTAATTTACTTATCATTCTTAACATTTCTTTAATATCATCATCAAAATCCATATCTAAAGTTGGGTCTTGAAATATATCCCCTTCTCCCGTTCTTAACCAATTTTCGTTTACATTAAATTCTTTGCATATATCATTGATTATTCTATCTGTTAAATCTCTCCTACCTGTTTCTAGAGAGGAAATGTGGTCTTGAGATAGAAATAATTTATTTCCCATCTGTGTTTGATTCAGCCCTAATTCTTTTCTTAAAGTTTTCAATCTTTTATTCAATATTATCACCTCCCTCTTTAAAATATATTATCATATAAAATATGTCTTTGCAATAAAATTGATATAAAATATGTCAAAAACATATTACCTGTTGACAATATGCTAATGACATAATATAATTTAAATATGGAATGTCAAAGACATAAAAAGGAGTGATAATATTTGCATAAAAAAAAGATGAATCAAAAAGAGCTTGAGTTATTAGGGAAAATGTTTTTAAAAATTAAAAAAATAGATAAACAAAAATTTGGAGAGTTAAAAGGCTCTGTTAAAACATCGCTTGAATATGAATATATTTTAGTTAATAAAATTAGATAAGTATACATACGTACATTGAAAACTGAATATTCACACAAATAAAAAGTGCAACCATAAATTAACAAATTTTATAATTGCACTTCTTCATTTATTTAAAACATGGATATACTTAGTTTCTTTTTTATAAAAGAGTAGCTTAGCTACTCTTTTATAAATTATTTTTTAGAATTCAGTAACTTATTTTGAGTTTTAAGCAACTCTTTTGCCATTAATAAAAGGTATTCTTTTGTATCAGAAGTTAAAGAGTCAAAAATGTTAAGAAATTCTTTTTCGTATGGAGAGGAAGCAAACATATCTCCCTCTCCTGTTCTTAACCAATTTTCACTGACACCAAATTCAGAACAAATTAATTTTATATGTTTGTCACTGAAAGTTCTTTTATTAACTTCTATCATTGCTAATGTTGATTGACTTAAGCCTATCTTTTTTGCAAATTCTGCTTGATTAAGTTTCAATTTTTCTCTGATTTGTTTTACTCTAGTATACACATGTTTGCCCCTTTCACTTATTTTGTAATTAAATAATATCACAATAATATTACAAATGCAATTAAAATATAAAAAATAATATTACAAATAAAATATAAAAGTATTGACTTTAACTTAATTTGTAATTATAATTAAATTACAAATGAAGTTGAGAGGTGATGTAATGGAAGATATAATCACAACTGAAATGAAGAATACATTTTTAAATTTATCAGTAAATAATCAATTAGAAATTCTTAATCTTGCTAAGACTATTAAAAAAATAGAAGATGCTTTAAATATTGAAGACAATGAGAATTATAATTAAAAAATGAAATGATTAAGGAGAGGATTTGAATTGAATAATTTAAGAATCAAGGGAAAACAAAAATTTATAGATTTAGAAATTCCTATTATAGAAGGAGGATTTGGAGAAAGTAAAAAATGTATGACAGACAAAACTATATCTGAAATACATAATATGAGAAATGCTGATATAAGAAGGAGAATATCTGATAATTTAAAAAGGTTTAAAAATAATATTGATTATATAGATTTGAAACGTGTGCATGAGACGCACACGTTGATAGAATTAGGTTATTCCAAGCAATCTATAACTCAAGCTGATAATATATTTTTATTATCTGAAAGAGGTTACTCAAAACTAATTAAGATAATGGATACTGATTTAGCTTGGGAAATACACGATAAAATAATGGATGAATATTTCAATATGAGAGAACAGCTTACAGATAGTTATATGATTCAAGATTCTATTGAAAGAGCTAAAAGATGGATAGAAGAAGAAAAAGAAAGATTATTACTTAAAGAAACAATTCAAGTTCAACAACCTAAAGTAGAATATCATGATAAAGTATTAAATCCTGACAAATTAGTTACGACAACAGATATTGCGAAAGATTTAGGAATGACAGCACAAGCATTAAATAAATTACTACATTTAAACAGAATTATATATCCAGAAAGAATAAATGGGCGAATAAAATGTTGGAAACCATATAAAAATTATTTATGGTTGATACCTGAATATGCAGATTTTAAAATAACAGAACATGATACGCAGCTTAAATGGACTGAGATAGGTAGAAAATGGTTAATAGAATTTGTAGAGAACATTAAAAAAATAAGTTAAATCAAGAAGTTAAAATGTACCTTGAAAAGTAGATATTTAAAAATATAAAAGATAGGTGATTAAATGATAAAACAAATACTAAATAAAAGAGGTAGTCTATTAAATCTAGCAAGTGAGTATTTGACAGAACAAGACTACCTCAAGTTTCAAGGATGGTATACACATAGATATAGTAAGATGGATGCTTATGACGCTTCTATAAATGAATATTTAAATTATAAAAACGACAAAAAATTAATAACGTATGTATTTAATTTAAAATTTCAAGAAGCTCTCATAGAAATATAATATTACTAAACATGGTGATTGAAATGAATTATAATTATGTAACTAAAATTGACTTGAAATATGGAAATACACAATTTGGGTTTGAGAAATATAGCGATGCTTTAGATAAGTATAGAGAACTTAAAGAAGAATTTAAGTATGTTCCATGTATTATAAAACTTCATTCATATGTAGCGCACCAAGATTTATATGTGAAAGAAATTAAAGCTGATGGTTTTGAAAAGAAATATTTAGATATTAAAAATTTAATAAAATTGTTTAAAGAACATAAACAAAATATATCAGATGAACTAAGTCTTTGTGATAAGAAAAAGGAAGAAGTATTACATGTAATAGAAGAAATGAATTTAGACACAGCTTCTTTAAATGATAAGATTGATACCATTAAAGAATTAAAAAACACTTTAGCTAAGAGAAGGTTGGTTAAATATGAACTAAATAAATACTTTGCCTTTTGTAATACATTATATGAAATTGAAGAAGAGTTAAAAAAATATGAATCTAAATATAAACAAAAAGAAAATCAAGGAAAAAGCAGATTCAAAAAAAATAAAAAATAGGTGATTAGATGGAAGAATATCATTTTAACTTAATAAAAAAGCTTTGTGCTGAAAGAAAAATACACAAAGGCTGGTTTAGAAATATTGAAAAATGTGGTTGTGGAGGTAAATGTAATAAGAAAAATTGTAAGATGTTAGAAAAATTATAGGGAGGTACATATGGAAAATCAAACTGAATTAACAGAAAAAGATATAGAGAAAACTTTAAATGCTTTAAATATTATTAAATATATTTGTATAGAATCTAAATATTGCAAAAATTGTCCTCTTGGATATATGAAAAATCTTGATGAACATAATTGTATGCTATATGAATTAATAGACAGAGGGTTACTACCATGTGATTGGAATGCAAAGAAAGTTACAAGATTGTTAGATGCAATAGTTGAACAAAATTAACAAAGAGGAGAAGATATATGATACATGAACTTAAGATATTACCTAAATATTATGAAGCTGTTTCAAATGGTTCTAAATCATTTGAAATAAGATTTAATGATAGAGATTTTAAAATAGGAGACACTTTAAAATTACAGGAATATATAGATGGTGTTTATACAGGAAGGAGTTTACAAAGAGAAGTATCTTATATACTTAATGATTCAAATTATATTAAAAATGGGTACATAATTTTAGGGTTAATAAATAACACAAATCATTATATGTTTAAAGTTGTAAGAGATTATAAAAAAGAAAATTATTTAATATGTAGACAAGGGAAAGTATTCATAGGGTATATTCTTGGGAACTTTGCTTGTTGCAAGGAGTCTTTAGAACAATTTACTATACCATTAGAATATATAGAAAAAATAAGTAGAGTAGAATTTAAACCATTGTAATTAAAATCAAGATTTTAATAGAAAAGGAGTGATTAAAAATGAAGAAAAATCCAATAAGAATTAAAAAATGTGACTGTGGTGGAGATATATATGAACTTAATACACAATTAGGTACTATGTATCAATGTAAAAGCTGCGGGGAGATGTATAGATAGTGCTGAAATATTAGCTAAAGAAGATGAGGTGAAGTCAATGAGTAAAAAAGATAAGTTATCTATTTTTATAAGTTTAATATTAAGACATAAACCAGAAACTATTGGAATTAAATTAGATGACTATGGATATGCAGATGTTAATGAATTGATTGAAAAAATAAATAATACTGGTAGAAATATTAATATAGAAATCCTTGAGCAAATAGTTAAAGAAGATAATAAGCAAAGGTACAGTTTTAATGATGATAGAAGCAAGATTAGAGCAAATCAAGGACATTCAATTAATGTTAATGTGGAATTGAGGGAATTAGAACCACCAAAATATCTTTATCATGGAACAGCTACTAGATTTTTAGACAATATTAAAAATGAAGGTATTATTAAACAAAGTAGACTGTATGTACATTTATCAAGGGATATAGATATTGCTGTTAAAGTTGGTAAAAGACATGGTACGCCTGTAATTTTAAAAATTAATACAGGCAAAATGTATGAAAATGGTTATAAGTTTTACTTATCTGAAAACAATGTTTGGTTATGTGAGTATATACCATTTAAATATGTAGAGATTTTTGAGTAGTTAAATAAAATTATTCAGTGAAATAAAAAATGAATGAAGGTGTAATGAAATGAGCAGGTGTAAAGATTGTTTTTACTTTGAAAAAAACAAGATAGAAGAGAGTGGTATATGCAATAAGAAAGAAAAAGAAGTGTATAAAGAGAATAGAAAATGTGAATTTTATGAAAGTAAAAAATGGAAATCAATGAATATAGATGAATTTTGGATTGAAATGGAAAGATGGACAAATGAAAAAGTAAATAGGTATATAATATATTTTTCTGAACATGACAGTATTCAGATTGATATTGTCCAAGATATTAATAGACCTAATAATCCTACTGATGATGAAGTTATAGAAGAATATGTTGAAAATAACTACGGTTATGTAAAATATGAAGTTATTGATTTAGGTACTGTAGAGAACGTTAAGTTGTAAAATTAGGAGGGAATTAAATATGGAGAATATAGAATTAACACCTAGAGATTATTTTGAAGATATTAAAAATAGAAAGCAAAAAAATACAAATGAAAAGCTTGATATAATATATGAAAACTCTTTGATTCTTTTAAACAAATATATTGTAACTGGTCAAAAAAAGGGTGCTAAGAAATTAATGTTTTTACTTGAATGTATTGAAAAAGAAAGAAATGTAATAGAGCTGGGAATAGATACATTTGTGTATAAAGAAGATATAGAAAAATATATTGATGATATATCTAAAAATACAGTAAAAATAATAGAACTTGAAAATTATGAAAGAGAAATACCAGATGAAATAGTAGAAATAATAGAGAAAACAAAAGATATATTTGATAAAATGTATGTTTTGTTTACTGATTATACAGGTAAAATTACAAAGGAAATAAGCAAAGAGAGAAGAGATAAAGACCCAATACTATTTGGTGTTTTTTCAGATGAGAAAAGCAGAGCTATTGTAGATAGATTCTATTATCTTGGAGATTGGGAAGATGAGTATTGTGATTTAACATTAGAGAAAATGATAAATGATTATAAGAAAAAAGGAAGACAAGACATATTAAAACATATAATTACACCTAAATCATTAGATGAGTTAAAAAAAGAATTAGATTCTTTAGAAAAAAATAATGATACATATAAGCAACTTGCCAATATAAAGCCATTACCTACTACAAAAAACTCTAGTGTAGAACCACCTAAATTAAATATATTTAAAAAAATAAAAAATAGAGTATTTAAAAATGAAAAGTAATGTTGATTTAACAGAGAATAGGGATTTTAGAGCTGTAAGAGGAAGAGGCATCAATATTTTAGGTATCGAAGATGCACCAAATAGAATGTTGAATGGTTTTAGTGATTTTGGAATTGGACGTCTTTATGGTAAAAATTTAGAATTTGAATTTAATAAAAATGAAGTATTTTTAACTGGAAATGCGAATGATAGAGAGGAAAAAAAGTTTCTTATACTTTGTGAAGAAAATAAGGTGTGTGTCAGATGTGGAGATGAATTAAAAGAGAGATGGGATAAAGTAAGCATAGAACTATGTAATAAATGTTATGAAATGTTAGATGTTGAGTATAAAAATAAAAAGATAATTAGAGAATTATTTTTTAGAGATAGAGATGTAAATATAGAGTTACTTTAAGAGGTATATAAGAAAAATAAGTAGAGGAGGAATTTATATGAAAGATGTTTGGTTATATAGTTGGGATGATGAATGTTTTAGAAGTGATGAATACGAAAGTAAAGAAGAAGCTGTCGAGGCAGCTAAGGAAGAACTTAAGAGGCTCGGAGAAATTAAACGATGGGTTTATATTGAAAAAAAAGAAGAAGCTGATATTCCCGACATAGATGCAAAAGATGCTTTAGAATGTATTCAAAATAGAATTGATGACGAATACGGAGAATATGGAGAAGATTGGTTTGAAAATATACGTGCTGAAGACATATTGATACTAGAGAGTAGAATAAGCGAAGTATTTAAAAAATGGATAGATGACTTTAAATATAAACCATATTGGTTTGCTGTTAGAGATATAGAAGAAATAGAACTAAAAAATGTTGTTAATTAAAACTAGTATTTTCAATGATGACAACAGTATGACAAGAATAATGAGTATATAAAGGAGTGATGTTTATTAAAGGTTTTAGATGTATATGCAGACATAAGTTTTCAAGGATAAAAGATTGTTATTTGATTACAACAAAAAGTCAGCAGCATACTTGTAAGATTTGGGTGTGTAAATATTGTGGACAAATTGTAGCTGGTTCAACTCCTGTTTATCATCCTAATATGAAAGTCAATGAGTATTGTGTAAAGTGTGAGCTTTTAGCATGTTCAAATAATTATGAGGGATATTGTAACTCTAAAGATAAAGAAATTGAATTTAAGTCTATTTGCTTAGAAGATAATAAAGAGATTTTGCAGTGTAAAAATTTTGATTTGGAATAAAATTTAGCTTAAGTAGGAGAATTTTAGAATATGAAAATAAATGTACATGTTAAAACTAATAAAATTGGTTCAGACTGTAAGCTGGAGTTTGAAATAGATGATGATGATTTAAAAGATATGTCTGATGAAGAGAGAGGATTATATAGATAAAATTGCATGGGATTATGTTTTTGAAAATTTTATAGATTGGAATTGGTATGAGGTTGAAGATTAAGTTAAAACAATAGTTTTAATTATTTATAAAGGAGGATTTAATGTGAATAAAGATAATTTAGAAACAATTATAGAAGGTTATAAGGTATTTAATCCAGATTGGACTTGCAGAAATTTTAAATATGAAGTAGGTAAGACTTATGAACATGATGGAGATATAGAAGTATGTGAAGCTGGATTTCATTTCTGTCAAAAAGTAATTGACTGTTTTAACTATTATTATTTTGATAATAAAAATAAAGTTGCTAAAATTGAAGCAATAGGATTAATTAAGACTGATGGTGATAAATCTGTCACAAATAAAATTACAATAGTGAAAGAAATTGAGTGGGAAGAATTATTAAATATTGTAAATATAGGGAATAACAATATAGGATATGGTAATACAGGAGATTATAATACAGGAAGTTACAATACAGGAGATTATA